TGCTGCATGCTCCTTCAAATAAGGAACTTGGTCATTGAAATCATAGATATATACCTTCTTCTTACTTTCGTGGATACGAAGGGCACGTCCAAGTGCCTGAAGAGTAGCAATCTCTGATTTAAGTCCCCTTGCGTTAACAAGGTGAGTGATTTCGGGGATGTCTACCCCAGTCTGTAGAATTTTGGTTCCTATCAGAACTGAGCGTTCATCGGTTTTAAACTGTTTAATTGTTTGTTTACGAGCCATTACGTCATCCTTCCCTTCCAAAGTGTGTGCCCCCGGTATCATACCCTTTAGAAGCTCTAAATGTTTAAGGTTTTTAACTAAAATTAAAATTCTACCTTTATCAATAGCGTCACAGGTCTTCTTTATCAGGTTATTTCTGATGTCGTTATGGATAATATGGGAATCGTATATGTCACTATACCCCGCATCTAACAACGAGTGGTCCTTGTACTCAGGCATATCAAGGAATGTAACCACGGGGGGAGTTAAGAATCCCTCCTCCACTAACTGCTCCACGTCTACCTCTGAAATTATATCACCCAGATAGGCCACTAAGTTAAGTTTTGCCATGCGCTCCTTAGGCATTGTGGCAGACATCCCAAAGCGGTAAACTGCGTTAGGGAAAGACTTTACAACCTTTGTAGTTAATTTACCTTTCGAGAACTCATGCACCTCGTCAAAAATAATAAACTCAGATTGTTTGAGGTGTGTATCAACAACCTTGTGAATCGACTGGACGGTGCATAACGTAATAGGTTTTAGTTCAACACCATCCCCAAACGCTACCCCTACGTCAAACCCCAAGTCTTTAAGGAAGTCGTATGTTTGAAGCAGCAGAGTCTTTTGGGTGAAAAATATTAAACCTGTCTTATCCTCTAGAGCTTTTAGGATGCCCGCTAAAATAATTGTTTTACCCGCGCCCGTGGGAGCCTTAATAAGAGCCATCCTCTTTTTTAAAGCCAACTCTATAAGAGATTTTTGGTAGTCTCGGTACTTAAGTTTAGGTACCTCGATATTATGCCTATCTAATACAGGCTCGCGCTCGTCTTGGATTTCGTATTCAAGCTCAGCGAGTTCAAGGTCTTTTAAAATAAAGGGGAGTAACCCAGTTCCAAACACTCCCTTTTCTGTTATGTAATATTTAGAGCCATCCCATCCTTTTTTGTATGCTCGGCTATATCTTGCCCCGGGGATTTTAGCACTGTATTTTTTCCTCAAAATAGAGAGCAATTGCTTGTTTCTTGTTTTGAGCAAAGAATTTACATTTTTGACTAGAATCTTCAAAGTATTACTATTATAGTCTAAAAGAGTTTCTTTTTTGGAGTAATTTATGAGTGAAAATACCGAATCAATTGTTGACCTAGTACAAAAGCACAAAGCAGCAGACGCTGGCAACCTGCCTTCCGCTGAACCCTCTGTGCAGCCCGAGGTGCAACGCAAAGCAGCACAGATGTCTGAGAGCATGCCTGCTGATAAGATGTCTGAGGAGGCTTTAGAGAAGCTCCTAGTCCATGTCAAGCATCGGATGGCTTGGCAGGAAATTTCGTTACCTTCTCAAGGACTTCTTTACCCAAACGGTGAAGCAAAAGTAAGTATCCGCCCCTTTACTTTTGATGACGAGCGTATCCTGAAATCTATGGAAGCCGCCAAGGACCCGGACGCAGTAATTGAAAAGTTGCTGCGTAACTGTGTTAAGGGGATTGCAGTCGAGGAGCTTACTCCACACGATAGAGTTTATTGCCTTTTCCGTTTACGGGGCATTTCCTACGGCGATGAATACCCTATTCAACACGACTGTAATAATTGTTCTAAGGCCAGTAAGCTAAGCTTAACGATTTCAACGTTGGATATGCGGAAGCTCACCCCGGAGCATATGAAGTTCAGGCTTCCCGACTCTGAGCAAGATGCGATTATTAAACTCCCTAGGAGCCAAGACGAGCATCTTTACCGTACCCCGGAGTTGTTAATGAACAACCTACACATGTTCGTTTACAGTGTGGGAGGCATTACCGATAAGACTATCCTTGAAGCTTTCCTCCACAAGACAACAGTTCGGGACATCGACACCTTACGTTCTCACATCTTCACCCCTGATTATGGGATGGAAAATCACTTCTTCTATACTTGTACTGAATGCAATACAAAAAATAGAGTGGAGATTGGACTGAACGAAAGTTTTTTTACCGCGAGCTAACTAGTTTCTGGGCGGACGATGGGCTTGAAACCCAAGCCTATATCCTAGTTAAGCATGTAAATCTTAGTCTGACTGACGTGGGAAAACTGTGTTTCATAGAGAGAGAGACGTATATAAAGTTGCTAGGGGAAGAACGCGAACGAGAAGCAGAACAAATGGAGCAAGCTCGCAAGAAACGGACTAGATAAATAAGATGGCAACTTTTAACGGATATTCAGTAGTTAAGCGGTACAACCGTCCTAGCATTCTTCTAAGGACTTTATTAGAACAATTCTTTACTAACAACGGTACTTACTTCAATCCTTCAGAGATTAGTTCGGTGTACATCCTCCCGGACATTAGCAACAAGACAGCCGGTAGCCCAGATATTTATATCAATAAGGATGCAAGCGCTCTTGGTACCTCCGCCTACGGAAAGCTAAATGCAGTAGGGTTGTCGGCGGTTGTCGCTAAATATGACGTAAGTAACGGCGCTGCCATCCAACCCCCTAGTTCTTACTCGGGTGCGGGAACCTCGGGTGCGAGTGCTATTTACAGCGCAGGTACAGGCCATTATGCAGTTGTAGCAGATGGGGTAGCATACCCCTCTTACTCTTCCTTAGGGCTTTCAGACGGTAAGTGGTTTGATATGTGGCTCGTTAAAGACTTCTCAGCGGTGGATGCGTCAGCGGGGTGGAAGCTTTATTGGAATAAATTCGAAACGTTCAACGACCGAATAATCACATTCACGGAACCGTATCAGATAACATCCCACAGCAAGTTACAAAATAAGTATATCCAGCTAAGCTCCGTCCCCACTCTTAGGATTACGACAGAACAGTTTGTTGCCAATAAAAATATGTCTCAGGACCTAAAAACTATTTGGCGAGATGGGGTAATTGATAACGCTGAGATTAGAATTCGAAAAAGGAACCCGGAGACTACGGGGCTCATTACTAACATTGAGCCTGTTTCGGGATGGACCTCTAGTGGGATTGATGTTAGCTCAGAGGACACAATCTTGTTTACTTGGGACACCTCCGGGGAGTCGAAGGGTGATTACATCGTTCAGGTCAAGTATACCCTTCTTGAGCAAACCTTCGTGAGCGAAGAGTTTAGTTTAGTGCTTCAGTAACATCATAACCGAAGTCTACTGCGGTCATGCCGTCCCTCAAGACTGCCACGAACTGAGACTTCCCACTACACGCAACGTGTAGGTCGTTCCAATCCTTGAAGCCTTCGGGCAGTTTGGCGACACAGAAGTCGTTCTTGTTCTTACTTAAAAGAGTCTTACGTGCTTGACGGACACCCTCTGCCCCTGCTTCGTCGTTGTCATACGCAAAGATTATCTGCTTCCGTTTTAGCATATCGGCTTGAGCAACAGACAGGTGGCTACCTTGTGTGCAGGTAGCATTGATACCGTTAATCTGGAGGGAGATAGCGTCTAAGGGACCCTCGGTAATAAAGATATAATCACAATCGTCTTTGAAGGGGAATAGAATTTCAGAAGACTTCATGCCTGTCATTTCCCGAGAAGGGTTTAAATATTTAATACCCATAACACTAAGATTACGTGCCTGAAAGTAAAACGCTTTCTCGTTATCGTAGCTGTAGGGAATAATCATCCTGTTAGTATACCTTCCCGTAGGAGCGAGATAAAAATCAAACTTCTCAAGTTTTCTTGTTACAATAAATTTCCTCGCAAGCCTTTCTGTTAAACTGGCACTATCAATGTTGAGGGGGTCAAACTTTTTAAAGGTTGAGAAAATCTTATCAACTGTGTTTGTGCGAGCGGACTTCTGGTTTGTGACCCTCAAAGTAGACACATCAAAAAGATGTTCTGGGCTATCGAACATCTTGCCACGTAGATAAGTTACCGCCTGACTATATGGAATCTCTTCAACAGCCGCTACAAGCTGAGGGAAATTACCCCTCTCTTGAGACTTGAAATCTTGCCAAAGACCTGTCACCATGTTGATGGAGAGGTGAAGTTTATCGTCAGGCGAGAATATAGAGTTTGTAGTGAATTCCTCACCAAATACACGGTTTTCAGGGAACTTTGCTAACAAATACTCTTTAATAACACTAGAAGGTACCATTATGTATATTAAAGGCTTTTCCCCCTCGAAATTGAACACTTTTGACGAATGTGAGCAAAAGTTCCGGTACAAGTATGTACACTACCTCGGAGAGGACTACAACGAGGGGCTTTCGAAAGATGCGCTTCAGTTCGGTTCATATATTCACAAAATCCTAGAGGACGGTGTTGACTCGGAATCAGTGGAGGAGCTAAAGGAGCATGGCCTCCGACTACGTAATAGCTACCACTTCAAGGGTCGTGAAGAAGATACCCTGAAATGTATCAAAAACTTCTTCGCCTTCAACAGCAAAATCACCAAGAGCATCTCCACAGAGATGAGGTTCAAGATAGAAGTCCTGCCTGACCTTGAGGTTAATGGCATTATTGACCGTGTTGTAGAGGGTGAGCCGGGGCATTTTCTTGTAATTGACTACAAGACTTCTAAGCGGGAGAAAACTAAAAGAGACCTTTACACTGACCCGCAGCTAATGATTTACGCAGCCGCAATCGCCAAAATGTATAAGTGCGATATTCGGAGCGTTACGGTAGCGCATTACTACCCGCTCACAAATAACCTAGTCACTATCAAGTATCTCCCTAGCCACATAAAGAACTTTCTTAAGAAGGTAGACGAAAAAAAGTGGAAAATCCGAAAAAAGAAGACCCTTGACTTCAAGCCTCGGGTTAACCAGTTCTGCGACTGGTGTGGGTATAAGGGTCTCTGCCCCAAGTTTGGCGGCTCAGAAAAGCTTTTACAGGAAGCGATTAAGAAAAAGAGTCTCGATAAACAATCGGGTAATAAAGGCTAATGTCGATAGCCTTAAGGAAATCCTTAACCTGTACGACATCGTAGCCATACTTCTTAGTATATTGATTCTCTAGGACAGAGAGCTTAACAGGCTTTTGATTCTGGAAGGCATCAATGATAAGTCCTTGGAATATATTAATGAAGGATTCAGAGTATCTGTGTCTCCATTTTTCTTTAAACTCTAAGGATAGAGCATAGTTTACTTGTTCTAGGAACTCTTCAAGTTCTATTTGGTCATCTAGGTTAACTGAGTTCATTATTCTATATAATATATAAGATTAAAGTCCGGGGTGTATCGAAAATGACAAGAAAAGTTCAAGCAAGTTTAACGTTCAGGAGAAATACCCCCGGAAGGAGGATGTCTTCTATCAAGAACATGTCCAAGTATGCTGGCCAGTTGTACACTTTTGGGTATACTAGCTGGGGTCCGAAAGATAAAAAAAGAAGGCCAAATATAGACAAACAACCTTTATTGCTTCTAGCGGTAAGACAGGGCCAGAAAACATGGAGGGCTAAAAATAAGAATCCATATGTCTATGGGTTCAATCTGAACTACTTAGAGTCCAATAGGCGTTTAGAGGTTATCCAGCAACTTGTAATCATATTTTCTGAACATGAAGGGGAACTGCTGGGATACGATGAAATCAAAGGTGCGATTGATTTACCTACCGCTAAGGAAAACTCAATTTTTAGAAAGTATGATGCCCGGGGCAGCAAGTTAAGACGGTTGGCTCAAGTGGACCTAAATACTTATGCCGTCTATCTAGAGGATGCTTTGAGCAATGATGACGACGATTAATCATGACCACATCAGAAGACCATAATTTTTTTGAAGAGCTAAACAAGGATTTAGCTTCTCAAATGAATGATGCTATCAAAGATGCATTTAAATCCGTTAAGGTAGATTTTGGTGCAGCGAATGCGAAGCTGATTGGTGACCAAGTTGCCAAGGCTGTTAAGGGTGCTGGAGGGGACAGTAGCAAGGGCGGTGGTGGCGATGACGAGGGTGGCGGAGGAGGAGGAGGCGGTAAGAAAAAAGGCGGCTTTATGGCCGCTGTTGGTGCTTTTGGTAAAAAGATAACCAAGTTTGGTGCAACTCTCGGTACTTTATTAGGGCCGTTTGAGAAAGCTGCCAAAGACATTCAATCTTACGGTACTATAATGGGTCGTACCGCTGCAATGACTGGTAGGAACAGTCTGCTTGGCGCGAAGATGATTAAGGATGAAGCGGGTAAACTACAAAGCATTGATTTCTCTATGCCAGAAGTTGAGACCGCTTTCGGCCAGTGGGGAACTAGCTTTGAACAGTCCGGGAAAATATTAGATGCCGCCCTAAAAGCTAATGTTGATGCGACTGACACGGGCACTCAAACCTTCCTTGCACGTTCTACTGGCTTAGGTAACGACCTCGGGTTAACTAATGCGTTTCTTGCTACTAACACCAATGTTCTTGGTGTTTCCACAGGTAAGGCTAATAAACTAGGAGACTCGATACTTAACACGGCCACGGCTAATAATCGTGTTGCTGACGGAATCTTTGCGGCTGTGGCTGCTTTTGAAGAAGTATCCAGAGTACAATCCGTAATCTTCAGTAAGTCGATGGCGATAGAGATGCAGGGAGTTGTGGCGGCGATGGAAGCTGCCCTCCCGAAGACAGGCTTACAGGAATTTGCGGCTAAGGTAATGGCTGGAGATTCTGAGTCGCAGCTTGGCGCACGTAGGATGGCCGCTAGGCTTGGAGTTGATGTTGGTCTTCAACAGTCTGACCCGAAAGCGTTTTTGTCGCAGCTTATGGAGGGGATTGCATCCTACGCTGCTCAAGCGGGGAGTGACCCACTCGGTAGGGCTGTAAACCTAGAAGCTCTCGCTTCTCTTGGTGGCAACCTTGATTTATCAAACATTCAGTCTGCCATAAGGGGTGTTGAGGAATCGCGTGACCGGAATATAAGTGTAGAAAAATTATTGACCCCCACAAAACTTACTGCCGAAGAGCAGAAGAATCAGGACGAGGCAAAACAAACGCTAATCACTGCTGTTGATGCGGAAGCATCTAGGAACATGAAAAACTTTGCCATGTCTTTGGCAGGGGCTTCTACCGCGTTCACAGTCTTAAACACAGTTTCACAAACCGTAAGAGACAGTCTTTATGAAGTAGACGGTGGGCTTACAGCACTTGCCAAAACATTAGGCGGAATCACTGGGGCCAAAGCTGGGTTTAACATGACCAAAACAGCTTTAGATATTGGCTCGTTTGGTGCGATGTTAGGGGGTCTTCTATCTCTAGGTCAGGGTGTCGCAAGTGGCGCTCGTCGCCTCTTCGGTGGACGAGGCGGTGGCGGCGGAGGAGGAACAGGAGGAGGCGCTGGAGGCGGTGGAAGCGGTGGAAGCGGTGGAAGTAGCAGAGCATTCCGTGCGGGTCAGCGGGTCAGAGGAGGCGCGAATTGGCTTAAAGGTGATGTTTGGGGGAAGGGTGGAAATGTTGCCAGAGCGGGTCAAGGGATGGGTCTATCGAATGCACTGAATCCACATACTGGGCTTCCTCACAATGTTCCCCAGTCTTTCAAGTCTGTTGGTAAAATGCCACGGGCGATGGGCACAGCCAAAGCTGCGTTTGGAAAGGGTGCGAGTAGAATGCCCCTCATTGGGGGTCTTATTGCAGGAGGCTTGGAGTTGGCGGAAACTGGGGATAAGTCTAGAGCCGCTCTGACGGCTGGAGGTAGTATGGGAGGAGCTATGGTTGGTGCTGCCACAGGTGCTGCCATTGGTTCTGTTGTTCCGATTATTGGAACAGCCATCGGTGGTCTCATTGGGGGTATTCTTGGTGCTTGGGGTGGAGGAGAGGCTGGAAAGGCTCTCAATGACGCTAATGACCCTGATTTCGTAGCTAAGCAAGCCAAACAAAAAGCCGCTGAACAGGAAAGAATGGCGCAGGAATCGGCGTTTCAAGGTACTCCCGCAGAGCTAAAAGCTGCTGCGGAAGCTGATGCGTTAGCCGCAGCAGCCCTTGATGAGGATAAAGAATCCAATAAGTATCTTAGGGTTATAGCTGACAACATGCTGCTGCTAAACGGTGTGCCTCAACAGGGGGAGATGTATGGGTCAGCGGAGGCTCGCTTGCCGCTCTCGAATCCGACTTATAATACATTGGGCACGAACCGCGAAGACGACGATGCATGGGAGAATGTCTACTACCTACGCTCATACAATGAGGCCCAAAACCGTATACGGAAGCAAGAAGCTCAAAGAGGGGGTAACACATAATGGGACTATTAACAGGAATTACAAACGGTATTAATGAGATTTTTGATGCTACCATTAACAAGCTAGGGACATGGGGCGCTCCGGGACCGAACTTTTCCCCTATTAAAAAGGGCACTAAGGAGATGTTCCAAGCAAACCCAAAGGCAAACATGGACTACGGGACCCCGGTTGGAGACCCGCAGTGGCGACATCACGAAGGCATCCAACAGCAGGGTTATGTTTCTATGGACTTAGGCTCTCCTGTAGAGAAAGCAATTTCCACTGTATATGGACCAGACGGTTCCAATGTAATGGAAGTCGGTGTTCCTCCCAAGAAACCGGGCCAACCAATCCACGGGGTAAATGATGGACCTCCTCCCCTTCAACCTATCCCTAAGCTGTCATTAGGCACCGATAGCACCCCAACCACGGAAATTGAGATGGTTCGCGAGGTTTCTAACCGTGCTAGGTCTGGTGCTACGTTTGATATGGCAGAGTGGAACGGTATTATTAAAGAGAATACCGCCCGCATCAATACAGTTTTAGAGCAAAGGTCTTATCTGGATTTTTACTTTCCTAACCCTGACGTGGGTGTGCGCAGAGTGGCTATGTTTCAAAACCCCCAAATAAGCGAGGACCGTTCTGCACGATATGCTGCCCATCCCGTCCTCTCTCGTAATGAGCCAGTCCGCTTATGGGTTGGGAGCGACCCGAGACAATTACGTTTAACCTTTGATTATACCCTTCCTCACGTCGAATACTTCTGGAGGTTGCTTGGTAACCATTACCCCGGAAATTTCAACAAAGCGCAATTAAATAAGCTAAGGGAGTTTACAAGGGATAAAGTCAACCTCTTCTTCGGGACAATGAAATTAGGGTTTGACGGTAGTGGTGTTTCGTTTGAAAACTACGGGAACCAAGGACCCCAACTGTATAAAAACATGCCGTGGGGTATGGAAAAGAAAAACAAATTTGGGGAGGCTAAAAGTCTTGGCCTTCTTCAAACTCTATTAACAAACTACTCTGTAGAGGGCGAGCATTTAGAGAACCCCGTTCTTGGTGCCGCGCTGTACACCCAGCATGTGATTGATACCATAAGGGCATCTGTTGTGGGGGACGAAACAAAGCTTGGACAGCAAGGACCTCCAATCGTTAGATTTCGGCATGGTACTATATTCAATGAAGCCCCTTTCATTGTTAAAAACTTTAGTATTTCTTACCCGAAAGATAAAGGGTATGAGATGCGAACGTTGCTCCCTAGGATTGTAACTTTCACGCTTTCCTTGGAAGAGTTCAGGCAGACGCACGGAAGCCATCATGGTGATACTACAGAACAACTTCCCGGGGCGGAACAAATTATGAACCTAAGCTTGGCGACTGGCCAAGAGTTCCCTAACGCTGATAGGCTAAACTATCCTAAGTTATAATGGCTAAAACTAACCAATCCCGTTACTCTACGTATGCCGCCCTGCATAGGCAGCATCGTGGTAAGCCTTTCCATGATTTGGTAAACTCAAAGAAATGGAAGAATTTCTTGGTTGAGGACTTAGCCAAGCTAAAGTATAAAATTGCCATTGTTCCCGCACAGATGGAATTTCGGGCTGATTTAATTTCTTTTTCTGTGTATGGAACAGTTAATCTTTGGTGGGTTATTTGTAGTGCGAACGCGATTATAGACCCTACTACGGAATTAGTTGCTGGAAAGCAGATTAGGATTCCTATTATATAAAAATGTCTAATGTCGGCTATAGAAACACTGCGCCTGCTAAGGTATTCTTAGCTTCTTCAATTGAGGAATTGAGAGGTATAGAAACCTCTATGGTGGGGTATAAGGACATATACGATTTAGAAAACACGCTGCTTTCTTTCGAGTATACTCCGGGAGATGCGGCTGGCGGTAAGAGTGGCCGAACAAAGTTTCGTTTGGTTAACCCTACTCGCAACGTGGAAAACGTTTTGTTTTCAATATACAAAGCAATGCAGCCCCGAGCCCAAACACCTATCAACGGTGAGAACGAGGATAAGGAGCTTAGCAAGAACCTAGACGTAGCGAATACATCTTACGTCAGGTGGGGGTATATGTCTGAGGACCCTGACACCAAAGAACCTGTAACCCGCGCCCTCTCAGAAATCCATAAAATGAGGTTAATTGAGGTTGATTATGATATCAACAATAACCAAGACCGTATTATAACTATCAACTTTGTTGATAGCCTTGATTTAGATTATCGAGGGATGATGACTGAACAGAGCGAAGGGGAGGGGGAGTTAATCACATTTCCAATTCATAACTCTGACTACAAACTTCGTAAGATGTCCTCTATGGTGCAAGAGTTAATCCTGAGGTGTTTGAATGGGACTAGTGAGTATGAGTTATTGGGTAGATTCTCAGACGAGCAGGAGACCGCTATCAATGAAACTTTAGATGCTCTTATAGCAAAACAGTGCCTCAAGGACACTGTAGTCACCAAAGAGCAGAAAGTGAGTATTAAAGAAGAGGGCCATGCAGCCTTTGACCATGTGGGTTTCCAATTGTCCGAGGCGAATTTTCTGCCCGTAAACGGGGAGAAGTTTAATTATGTACAGGATAAGTCCCCTTTCGAAATCCCCCTTATGATGGCTGTTTGTAATTATATGTCGGACTTGCTTGGGGGCCGCGCAAATTTCCGCACTGCGAGCGAAGACGATTTTGGACCAAACAGCATAACATCCAAAGGACAGGACTCTTTAAACCGTGGTGCGAACAATAATAACGGGAGTCCCGATGAGCCTAATCCTCAAGGAACAGACCAAGCTTCGTCACAAGCGCAAGCCGCTGCCCTGAAATCTAAGTATCCCATACTCCCAATAGGGGAGTCTGATTGGAACGCCCTTTCGATGCCCCCAGTCCTGCCGACCCCGCCCCCGTGGGCGTGCATGGTTCCATATTATGTTGCCAAGGAACTCCCTGATAAGTTTCAGGTTGATTTCACCCCGCTCGAAATGAAACAAATTCTTAAAGAGGGGAAGGCACTTCTTATTAGTGCGGCTGCGTGGAAGGTTGCCGAAGGGAAATCTAAGGGAGACCAGCAGACGATGGTGGCGGTCCCTATGCCAGCGGGTCCTTGGGAAGGAGACTTTCCTCCCACAGACGCTAGATTGTTTGATTTACAGAATCATAAAACGGTGTTAGAGTTACAGGCGGATACGGAGCATGCTAAGAATCTTGAAGCAGCCGCGCAGTTGGCCGATGACACCACACCCACAATGCAGGAGAATGCGGACGCTATTTCGGAAAATGAGCCCGCTACTACGACTAAGCCTCCCCCGGTATCGAAATCCCATATGGCAGAGTTTAAAGGCGATGCAAATATGATATTAAGGTGTAAGGGGTATATTGACAGAATTAATGCTACGATTTTAGCCCCAGTTGCGCCCTTAATTAATATGGTTAAGTTAGAGTATTCCACTGTTCCTGAGGACGAACGCCCCCACGTCGAGTCTGTATTGGGGCGTACACTTGATTGGGAGAACTTCTCGGGCGCTATTATCATAGGGGATAATAAGTTTTTTATGAGGTTGTATTCTTGGCGAAGGGATATTAACTCGTTTCCAATTGAAGTGGAGGACGATGACGGCCTTGTGAAAAGAATTTCTCTTGCCACTGGGTTCTCCCAAAGAAAAGATAATATTATATTGAACGTAGGGTTCAAACAGGACCAAGCTTTTTTAGCAACTGCACTGCGGCAGTCTCCTATTATTAACCAGAAACTCTACAGCATCTCAAAAAGATTTTCAGACCCCGCATATCGTGATGTTGTTGCTCAGCAACTAACCCTGAAGCCGACGAAAGGAGAAGCCGCAGGGGCAGCCGCAGGTAAGAAGGTCGGAGAAGCGGCAGCAGAAACAGAGGCACAGACTCCCGTAGCTGCGCTTGAACCTAAAGAGTTGCCGATTGGTGTGCTTCTCCCTATGGAAACGGCTGATAAAGCTATTGCAGCAGCAGCAAGGTACTCGTCCGAGGAAGGCAACACCGACACCAAGGACACTCAAAAAATGAGGGAGCAGGTTGCAGCAGATTTGCGGTGGATTACCAACAATAAGTTCTTGGACGTGTTTTTCCCTAAAACAACCTTCCCCGGGCAACACGACACCCCCCTAAGCATTAAGGGTGAGCCTGATAATATAGCTTCTTCTAGGTATTACCGCACCATAGCTGCATCCCCTCTTACGAATTTACAGACCTTTACGAACTCATCCACTGATTCTGAGGCCGTTCTATTAGCATCAAAGATGGGAGTGCTAAGACAACTACAGGCTGCGCTTCGTCAGGTTGATGTAACCACATTAGGAGTTCCTGAAATGGATATTCTTGATAATGAAATTGCTCGGCGCAATGTAGGTTTATGGGTGGCGGAACCAAGAACGCCGGGAAGCTTCCATTGGATGACAGGGGTTTATCTGATTCGTGGGTTTACTCATAAAATTGATTCTAACGGGTATACTATGACTATGTCTTTATTCCCTAAACAACCACAAGTGGCGGAGGACCTCAGGAAGTTCCAATACGCCTTTCTAAAGGACTAAAGTAATGCTTAAAGTAGGACGAGTACTAGACGCAGAAGACCCGCTCATGGCGGGCACACTAACCATCCAGCCATTGGACGGGGGTAAGAATGTTGACCCTATTACGGCAATTCCCTGTACCCCTAACTTAGGTGGTGGTGGTGGGTTTTACTCACCCCCTACAAAAGGTACGGTTGTACTATACGCTGATTTAGAATCAGGATTCATGGGGCAAACTGATTTAGCCGACAAGGGGAGCATTTATAAGCATGTTTGGATTGGGGCTATCGGCCAAATGCTTAAACAAGAGAAGGGTAGAAACCCCCTAACGAATGATAAGAATACTCCCGAGGATTACGATACTCAGGACCGTGATTACCTTGCTAGGAGTCCGGGTGAAGGAGATAACATTGTAGACTTCGGGTTGCCCGAACCCTTTACAATTTACGCTGACAACCTACAACCTCAAGCAGATATTTGGAAGCAGAAGAATGGTCATAAAATTATTATGGCCCATAAAATTACGACAGAAGGAAGGTACAACTCTGGAATTTTTGTGCAGGCTAAGTCTGGAAAACGCCTCCATATTGATGACCAGCCTAAAACCGATAACGGGGGAGGAGACAGGATTACCTTAATTGATGAGAAATCTGGTAACGACCTGAAAGCTAATAGGTTTGAGCTTATTTCTTCCGATGATGAGTCGCAGCTAGTTACTGATAAGAACCAAATTTTCACCACTAATATAGGTGGCCAGCACCACACCGTTGTTACTGGTTCAGGCGACCAGAGAAGGGATAATCAAGGCGATGGTGATATTGTAGATGTGGCATTTAACGGTGACCACAAGATTACTGCTGAGAACAACATTGTACGCCAAGCAAATCAAGCGGATATCACCGAGACGGCTATGATGGGAAACATCACTTACAAAGCCACAACAGGTGAGGTTACGATAGACGCTAATGCGGGAATTAAATTAGTGTGTGGCGCTTCTACAATTACGATGACTCCCGCTTCTATCAGTATAGATTCGCCAGTTATAAACATTACGGGCATGGCGGGTGACGTAATTATTGGACCCATCTCCCTTATACTTCATAAGCACTTCTCGCCGTTCTTCGGAATACTAACAAGCCCGTCAACCCCTTAAGAGGATATATAATAGTAGTATGGGATTTTTAGACGACACAATCAATCTTTTTGAGTTACTCGATGCCAGTGGCGCGGCAGACCCCGGGTATATTAGCTTAAAGTCTGCGTATTTGGCTAACTGGACAGATTGGGTTGATGGCTTAATTTCAACCCCCGGCGGGGGTGGTATGGGTAGTGGGGGTAATTGGGCGGCATTCGCTAATATCCCTACGGGAGTTTTGGTAGCCATGGCTTCGTTTAACGGTACTGATTTTGGCAATCTCTATAGTGAATATAGTAAGACAATTTTAATCCCCGCGCTTGATATTACTCATGAAGTCTACCCTGCCCCTGACCCGTTTAGAATGGTAAAGGATATATCTTAATCATGCTTTCCCCTGATACATTAAATCTTATGCCAACGAACGCTTTAGCGTCTTTGTCGGACTTCTTTTCGTCAAAGTCGGAGTCTGAAGCTGCTGATTTGTCGGCAGAGGAGGCGCGTAAGAACAGGTTAAACGGGCAAGTAGAGGTGTCTACGTCTACAGGGGGTAAGGTTACAACAAAACAAACCAACGCTGGGGAGTCTGCTTTAAAGTATGCTGGGTTTGTAGCGACTGCTGCGTCTGTTGCTGGGTTAGCAAAAACACTCGTAGACGGAGGTCAGGAAGCCTATGACCCCGCCTCGCTTCCCCCCGGGACTACCGCAGACCAAGCCACTGTGGACCAGATGAGTTCAGAGGTGAACGATATTGATGTTCTTGCCCCCGCAGGTACTGCCTCTAGAGCGAAGGAGATTGAGTTAAACTCGTCTACAGCCAAAGTTAGTGCGCTTACTCAAGAACTCTCTACTACCCTTCAAACTTTAGACCAGATTAACAGTGTGATTACTAAGCGTGCTACTGGAGAACTTCCGAACCCTTCAGTAAGGCTTGCCAATGTTAGTGCTGCTATTGACCAAATAATTGATGATTTAGAGGCACAGGGACAACTCACTGCCGCACAAATTGCGTTGGTACGGCAGACGATACAAAATTCGGCAAATCTAAACATAGATTCCTTTGAAAAGTTTATTCAAGACCGTCTTGTGCTGCCTTATGCGGATAATGCAGCCGCGCTGGACATTATTAAAGCTCAGCTACTGGGAACAGCCGGTACTGATGTTGATACCTCGGCTATCTTTGATACTGTGTATGGACCCCCCATATCCAGCAAGGGCCAGTATGTTCTTTCGGAAGATGGTATTTATTACGATTCTCGGACTGGGAGTATCCCTTACATCACAGCCCAGAAGATAACGGCTAGGTCGTGGCAGCTTCGCTACGCTGCCAACAGGGGAGGCCAAGGGCATGTTTTCCAGTCCGCCCGTGTCAGCGAGTTTGCGGACACAGTGTTTTCTTTTGAGTTTGAAGACGAATCAGGCAATGTAAAAGATTTTTACAAGTACGACGACATTCTCGATAACCTAATAAATGACAGGGAATTGCAGATTCAGGATGTTTCTGGTAAAATATACGACCTCGTCGATGGACTCGGTTATGCGGCATCCTCGGCGGTCGTTAAAAACTATAAAGAAAGTTATGCTGGTATTGCCTACACCTATGACAGAAAGATTAAGCGTAGGAAGAAGCAACTCCAAATTGCGGCTCTGTTTGGCCCCTTTGGAGTAACCAAACCCACCGACCCCTTAGGAGAGGGCGTGTTTTATAGGTGGGTGGATGCTAATGATATCAAAGAACCCTACTATGAGTGTGGTACTGATGAGAAAGTTGAGATGCTTGATTACGCGGAGGTCAATGACAACCTTACAACGTCTGCGCTGCACATTCCGAGAATCCCACTTAACGACTTCTCGTATCTGAAAGACATTAACTTTACTCCCTCTATAAAATCACAGGAGGAGCTTGTTCTTCACTCAGAGGATTTAGACGACACAACTAATCCCCTTGTCCCTGTATTTCTAAAGAAGGGTCCCGGTTCTTTGTTTCAGGCTATTCCTGAATTGGCTATAGGACCTTATGGAACGGCGGATTGGGTTAACACCTCTGGTGATACAAATGTATCCTCTTTTACCTCTGGCACCCTCTCTGGTATTTCCCCTTACTTAAGAACGCTTGATGATGCTATTGTTACAGACAAGCTAGTTGTTTGTTATAATTTCTTAGAGCCCTCAGCCGCAGGCGAACCTAGTTCTACTAATTTTGGGGTTAGAAACTATACAAATTTTGGGTACCCAATGAACGCGAAGCTTGTAGGGGACCCCGAAGCCATTTTCGTCTCGGGTGTCACTATCCCATACCTACGAGGCAGTTTATACAAGCCCGCAGTAAAGTATGGAGCCCATTACTCTTATCTTCCTGAAGGGTCTTACGTGCGTCTCCCGAATAATTACCGAGATAACGCCCCTTACCCTGCGTCCCAGCCTCTGGACGACCTAATGTATAATGCGAGCGGTTGGACCATAGAGTTTTGGTCTCATATGGGGGCGGACTTATCCTCTGGTCTTTCATTCGACCACAGGTATAAGTTGGTTGCAGCTAATGAGAACTGTGGGGAGCCTAGTAATGCAACAGGTAATAATGGTTACACTGTAGCAATGGACAACTTCCAAGGTTGGCGAGGTAGGGGCAAGACGAGAGGGATGATTATTGGGTGGAGAGATAGAGGGTACCCCGACTCCGATGGCGCGAGCGGGTTAGAGTTTGTTGTATGCCCTACAGTATCACAAAACGAAGACATATGGGGTAAGAGCGTATGCATCGAGGAGGTCGTTTCTGGCCAAGGTGGGGGTGTTTCTTGTAGGACTGAGTTGGGGTTCAAAGTCCCTCTCTCAGCAACTACGGTCAGCGGGTATACTATTGGACAAGCGTCTGGTAGCTTTGCCCATTATAACATAACTTGTAACACTATGCTTGATGCGATAACGTTGTACGTGAACGGACAGTTTTTGGCCTCTGGAACTGCAAGCACACTGTTCGGTAGAGACCCCGGAGCCTCGTTGCAAATCCCCTCACGAATTGGGGAGGAGCATTATCACGACCCCTTCGGGATATTTGGGGAGAAGCTTTATACAGGGGATACGCCCCCTGCGGTACCAATTTTCACTCCTTGGATTTTAGGGGGAGGGTTTACGGACGGGATAGAAAGCTCTCCGTTTGTAACAACTATGCCCACAACGTTTCCCGGGTTCTTAGGAACTAACACAAACAGTTCCTATTACACAGTGGGTCCGGGTCCCGAAGGAGGTCCCCGTGGGCAACACACCAACGGTCTCGTTCCCGGGCTTGGTGGATATCACAAGGTTGGTACCGATTATCTACTTGCAAGAAGCGGGCTAGACGGACACCTTGGAAGTTTCAAGATGTATGCAAAACCCCTATCTAATCTAGAGGTTAAAACCAACTACAACGCGCAAAGCCCGTACTTCGACGGGATTAAATTACCGAGTATTCCTACGGGTCAACTTAAGAGATTATTATAATGGCGAGCTACGGAGATGTTTCATTCGTAACTACAGACGATACTTCATCCATAAAAGGATTGCAGTTCCCTGTTAAAACTACGAACACGGGGGGCATGTTCTCCCGTAATTTGGACGCTAGGAGTATTAAGGAAGGTCTTCTGCAACTCTTAATGACCCAAAGGGGCGAGCGCCCTATGCGTTTGGATTTTGGTACAGATGTAAGAACTTCTGTGTTTGCGCCCATGGACTCCCAGTTAATTACATCTTTACGGCAGTCAATTTTGTCTGCTATTGATTTATACGAGCCTCGCGTTATTGTGCGAGACCTTCAAATTTCTCCCGATGAGGCGAATTCTAGAGTTACAATTGAGCTTGCGTTCTCTATCAAAAATAACGTGTTCTACAAAGATACGATAGTTTTAACTGTTGATAATAGAGGAGTTCAAATAAATGGCTGACCAAAACGTACCCGGGGGCAACCCGGCTTTTGATTCAATTTACAACCCTAGTGGGTTTGACGGACAAGTTACTTCGGACTTTCTTAGGTTAGGAGGGATTCCTGAGGCTCTTAAAAAAGACCTTATTAACTTTGCTACCGACGATTTTGATTCCTTTAAGACTAGTTTTAAAGATTATGTGAAGTCTGTGTACCCACGGGATTACAACAACTTTGTTGAGTCTGATTTGGGGCAGATGCTTACAGAGTTATTTGCGTATTTTGGCGCGGTATTATCTTTTAAGGCTGACGCACTAGCGCAAGAAAATTATATCGCAACGGCTAAAACTAGCGAAGGGCTTATTAAGCTATTGGAACTTATTGGGATTTCAATACGTGGTCCCGTCCCTGCAAAAGCTAATGCGAAGGCAGTTATCCAAGAGGCAACATATGCTATGAGCGGTGGCGGCGAGGTAACAATTCCTTTTGCTGACCGTACTCTTGAGACTGTTAGCACCCGTGATAACTTGCCTTTAACCTTTACACTTTATGAGGTGGACGGTAATGGTAATATTGATATGCAAACGCAAGATATTGCTTTAGTGGATGCTGATTTTGCTGAGGACCCCGCTGGGCTAACAGTCAACTCTGGAAGGCTTCTACTGTTGGAAGGTAGGATGCAGACACTGTCTAGTACATTCCAAACTGGAGTAACAAACCAGACAGTTTCTCTTACCCTCCCCTCTATCGTAGAAGGAAGTATTGTTGTTTCCTCCACTGATGGCTATTTCACCGAAGTTGAGAATATTTGGTTCGCCTCATCCACAGCGCAAGTATTCCAAAAGAAGTATAACGATGATTACTCTTGTGAGTTAACATTCGGGGATGGGGTTGTTGGAAAATCTCCTACTCCCGGCACTAATTTCAAAGTATGGTATAGAACGGGAGGAGGCATCAGAGGTAATATCACTTCTAATAAGGTATCCAAGTCTGCAACCAGTCAATTCACCTATCCGAGTCCGGGTACTGGGGTAGTTCTTATTACAAACAACCAAGCTGCCACAGGTGGCCGTAACGCTCAAAGCTTAGAAGAGGCGCGTAGGTTTGGACCTATGTGGTTCGCCACTCAATACCGCGCTGTTACAGGACAAGACTACACCGCATTTGTTAATAAGTTTAGAAGCACCGTAGGTAAAACGGGTAAAGGGTTGGCGGTTCTGCGAGATAACGGAAGCGCTGGCAATATGATTGATTTGTATGTCTTACAGAAGGCAACTGACGAACACCTTGAGCGAGCCTCCTACGAGTTTAAGCGAGAGCTAATTGCCTACATGGACCAGTATAGGATGATTACGGATGAGCTTACGGTGGTTGATGGGGTAGTCAGGACCTTGGACCTAGTCACAACCCTATTCGTAGACCGCTCTCAGAAGCTGTCGTCTGAAGACATTAAGCAACGAATTGCAGGGTTAATAGTGGGGTTCTTTGATACTACTAACGTAGATTTCGGAACGCCATTTATTTTGGCGAAGTTAATTAACCACGTAATTAAAGACCCCGGAGTGCGGTTCTTCTCGATTGATAATTTCCCGAACGACATCTACGTGGACTTCAACGAGATTATCCAGTTAAATAACATAGAGATTAATGTGCAGTTTGTATAATGAGTTTTTCTTCCACAAACAAATACAACTATATCGAGGTTGTTAACCGTGCTGTTCCTGAGTACTACCGCGAAACTGATTATGCTCTTTTCGGGTCTGAAGAAGATGTAAGTTTAGCTTTTCTTGGTAAGCTTCTTAAAGCCGCCATACAGAACGACCAGTTCTTCGATGTAAGTACTCTTAATAGGGATACTCTAGCTCAATATTTTGTCCCCCAAGGGAAGACTCGCGTATCACCTCAAACGTTTCAAAATAGGTTTTTGTCTGTGTATGGCCTTACTTTGGATGATTTTAAATCAGATGACGATTTAAAGGGGTGGCTTTCTGGTACGTTTTTTCCTGATGCTGAATTAAACAACCCTTCAGGGTTTCATTATTATCTTTCGTCCCATGGGTTTGGTGCGTATGAAGATTTAAGCGCTACACATCAGTATCTTATTGAAAATTTGGGGATGTTCTATTTTATGAACACCTCCTCTTTGGTGTCCCTAAACGGTAGCTCGACGGACGATGCTTCCTCGATTGCTTGTGCATACTTGGGGGTGCCTTTGACGACTGGGGATATAGCAGAGGACAGGGAGGCTATCAATGCGATTTTCCAATTTTTCTTTAAAAGTAGAGATTACAAATCATTCTATAAGAGCTTTTTCCCCCAAACCCACGCAAGCTCCGTAAGCGCTTTATCTTCGAATGAATATTTATCGGGCACACAAATGTTCGATACGGTTAAACTACAGTTGCAGACTTGGACTGACCCTAGATTACGGAACGATTCATTCTTTAAGGATGCTTTGGATGCACTACTTATGTCTCCCCAAGCACCTTTCCCAGAAAAGCTTCGGGATGCGGGACCCTTTCAAAGATTCCTGAAAGCGGTTAGTTTAGGTATTGCTGATGCTCACTTGATTGTGGAAGAGCTTGGGCACCTATTAAGTATTGATGAGTGCCCGGACAAGTTCCTTGAGTTACTAGCAAACAACATTGGGTGGAGATTTCTTACAGGAGACTACTCTAAATGGCGGGCTCAATTAGCTAATGCAGTCTTAATGTATAAGACAAAAGGAAGCGTGATTGGCTTACGAGCCGTGTGCAGGCTAATCTTCCCAGACGGAATCTTTACTGAGGAAGACCTAGTAGAGTCTTGGGAGTCTTATCTTCCTAAGCTTTTGTACTATCTTGTGAAGACTGAGTCCTTTGTTGCTAAGGAAAAGTTAGAGTTTGGGGACCCCGCTGTAGTGTTTGATAATTCTTGGCCTAGCAGCGTCAGGTTTAATCAAGCGCCACGGGGGCTGGTGAACGCTGCGGATAGAAATTACCGATTCCTAGTGGATGGTATCTTAGAGCATTTCCACAATCAGTACAGCGGGATTGTTATTGGCGGGCAAAATTTTAGGAAACTTCCTCTGTGGACGTGCCTGCCTACGCAGCCTGTACCCCCCTCCCCCGCCTTTGTCGGAGACCAAAGCCAGCAAGGGTTTTACCACCGCAATTATCCCACGGACCCAGCAGGGTTGAATGGGTTTTTAGTTGCAGTCCCCCCGTGGGAAAAATACGGTTTTTATAAAGAGTGCGAGCTTTCTCATCACAGGGTTGATTTCTTTTGTAACGCCTTATCGGGAAACAGGGATGAGTTTGGGTTTGAGGTTCCCGTCTCCCACGTTCAAGTTTTCAAGGATTTATTGACGACCGCAATTGACCAGCTTTATAATTTAAGTGGTGCGCCTACTTTAGCAGGGAATAATAAGTTTAGGGTTTTTACAGAGGGTCATGAATTGCCGCCCAACTACTCAGCTTTTGTTAAGTATGGCCACGCAAGCGCTGTAAGCGATTTTGATACTTGGAATACTAAAGGGTCTTTTGTTTTTGCGGCTTTTGAGGCTTCGAGCATCGACTACACTGTTGGGGGGTATGATACTTTTAGAAATAAAGCAGCCCTAGAAACATACCATGATGTCTTAAGAGACTTTTTACCTTTACACGCAGTCATCAGACTTCTGCTTTACTTAGATTTAGAGGACGACCATTCTCCTATCGAAACGCTGTGCCTGTTTACGGATAAGTGCGAAGACCTTTTTAACACTGAGTATTTAAGGTCTTACCGCACTGATTTTTGGGCAGGGGCAAGCGGTACTGGAGATTTAGGTCCCACGTATGTTAACGGGGACGGGAGAGTTTTACCTTCTTATCTCTCTGGCGTTACCCCTCCATCCAGTATGTTTTGGCAGGTTAGCGCTACTGACTTGGATAGAAATGCTTCTAGGCGTAGGGATTATCGTTATGCTTTGGAGTGTTACCCTTATGTGCGAGGAGGGTTCGGTCAGCCTATAGCACTAAACCATTACGGTATAACTACGAGTGCCGCTGATGTCGCTGCGGACCCGTATGTTAATACGTGGGAGTATATTTCCAAGGGGTTTAATTACGACACTCAAACATATGACCCGCCTTCGTCTGTAATATGGGATAACAGCGGGTTTTATGACCCGAGTTCTGGGTGCGGTATTCCGGGTCAAGGCTCCGGTAAGTTTCAGTTATCCACTTTATACCCCACACGGGCGGTAGGCGAGACTGATTTTCTGTGCAGTTCCCTGAACGTTTACAGGGATACCATGAAAGGTATCATGGAGGTTATGACCTCTAGGGGTATTAAGGATAATAAGTTTTTTGATTTCTCTGATGCAAATTATAGAGCCTTTCAGCTTGGGACTTCTTTACACAGGTCATATAGCATCTACACGAATGAGTTCTCAAGTATTCTAGAGGACAACTCTGTCACCACTCATCATTATTACGGGGGGTATAACTTTATCTCGTATGCGTTTGGCCCAACTGTATGGAATAGTAATTTCTACCACAGAGGCACTATCGCAACGAGCATTGCGGGGATTGTGCGCGACCCAACGGGGTGGCCTTTAAGAGGTTATGACCCAGACTGGAAGTACATTGTTGGGGGTAATGTGATAGGGTCTGTGTCCTCATATTATAACTATAAAGGTTCTACCATCCACTGCCCCGAGCGGTCTTATTTCGCGGAGGCTCCCACGACGACGAGTAACCCAGAGCTTGGGGTTCACCGAGAAAGTAGGGATAACATGTGGACTAGGGAGATTCTTTCTGGTATAGAAATTCACCAACCCTACTCTGAATCAAAAAGTTTTGTCGTGTGCAATGATAACTTTTTAAGCGCAACCTTGAACGCTAAACTAAAGAATAGTGTTACAATGTTCAATATTGATGGCCGACCGTTAAAACTTCAGGTTCCTTTCAACCCAGCGGATAAAGGGTCAGCGTACTTTAATAAGCTACGACCACAGTCCCAGTTTGCGGTGGACGTGTTTGCAAGAACACAAAACATGGCCCAGAACGCAAATATTTCTGTAGAGCTAGTAACGTCTGGGGTACTGGACAATGACGGTATTGAAGTTGAGTGGCGTTATAGCTGGCTTGAAGGGGAGTGGAAGAGGAACAGCTATTCTCATAACGAGTCAGAATTTATTCAACATATGTTTGTTAGTAAAGATGAGCATTGTGTGCTTCCTTACAGGGTTAATTTTCACACGCAAGATAAATTTACTGTTAAAGGGTTACCGTGTGAGCCGCCTTTTAAGACGGGGGATGTGCATACCTCTTCAACAGGATACGTGTTAAAGGTAAGCAATTCCACTGTTGGTCCACGTAGAAACAATTCGGTATCGGACGGTTTAACTATTTTTGAAATTTCTGTGGTAGATATGGTTCTAAACAGAAGTATGAATGACTTTAATGCTACAGAGGTTGATATAATTTATACTTTCTGGGATGGACTTGCACAAGGCATATATTCTAGAAATTCTGCACTATCAACTGCTGCTTTCGAAACTTCTGGAGGTAGTAGGGCTGAGTATGTGGAGTTGCTGGGGGGTGAGTTATATACCTCCTCGGCCACTGGACCGGGACGGGCATACACAGTTACTCGGTTTGAGGTAGGGGATTAAGATGAAAGGCAAGGTTACAGTATACAAAGGGTATTCGAAGACACCCATTCTTGAAGAGTCTAACTTAGTTGTAGACGGCTTCAAGGAGCAGATTGTCGATATGATGACCCGAGTCCCCGCACCTTCAGGGGAATACTCTAGTGTTTCTGGTACTTATGATGTCTCTAATTTTGGTATCCATGGGCTTACTGTAGGACCCGCTAGGTCTGCGTTCCCTAGGATTCATTCTTTAGCCGCCTTATCTGGGACGGTTGCTACTGGGGCTGCTTCGATTGTAACCTCTAGCTTCGACCCTAGTGATGGTACTAGCTGGAAATATAATTCTGATATTACCAACCATACTTTTTCCACGGTAAACCTTCCTGATGCTTCATCATTCCCAAACAACACGCTCACCAACCCTACTTTTTCTGGGGTTTATGAGAAAACACGTAATGGGAAATTTACAAAGTATGCTCTAAACACTGAACTGTCTGGGTTCTTTATGAACCAAGTACTAGGTCTTTATGAATTAGCTAATTGGACTGTTCACAGTTACTTACGATGGGACCCTCGGGCAACGGAGTATTCTAACGACTACCATGCGGGCTCCTGCGCTAGACACGATTTCGATAGCGTTTCGGCAATTTACAGTTCTTTGTCTGGGACTTACGCAGAGCCTAAGGACGGGATTCTTTATATCCGCTCTTTCGCACCTAGTAGTACCCCCGATACCAGTTCAGCAGTAGCGCTGTCGCAACGGTTTTCTATTGCGAGTCCTAATCTTGGGACGTTAGGCACCACCGCATCTGCTTCTGTTTTAGCTGAGATTACGGGTCAGTTTAGTTCCGTTAGTGGTACAACAGCATCAGCTAATATCAACGTTTCCGTTAGGGACCGTACACTTGGGGATTCTTATAACTTTAGTACGACAGCGTCTTACGCAAGACACAGTTGGGGTGGGGATGGTTCTGCGCTAGTAATCCCTGCGTTAGCTGACACCTCAGGTACCTTTTCTAAGTTTATTAACATTCCTAACGACAGGATTAATAACGAGTTTGAAGTTACATTTAGTTTCTTTTGCGCGGCTCCAGCTAATCCTTTAGGGGTTTATTTCTGGAATGCTGGCGTGAATGTTTTAGAGGGGTGGTCTTACGGGAATATTTTTAGTGGGGCGGATATTCAACGGGTAATCGAAAATGATTATAAAAACCCTTCACTGTACATGTATTGCTCTGGGACCGGTACCTCCCCCAGCGGCCAAGTTCTGAGTAAGTCCACGTATATTTCTCAGGGTACACGGTTAAACCCCCTTAAGAAATACTGCTTTAACCTTTGGCCAACCAACGGAAATTTGGTGGCTCCTAACAATTCAATTAAGCAAGGGCTTCTAAAGTGGTCGTCTGGAAACACCAGTGATTTAGGGAAGTACGACCTTTTAGGTGAATCCAC